GAGATAACATTTAAATAATATGTCAGGATATACAATAGAAGTAAGAAATAATAACGTTGAGAAGGCATTAAGAGTCTTAAAGAAAAAATTATTAAAAGACGGCGTTATGAAAGAATTAAGAGATCGACAATACTATCAAAAACCTTCTTTCAAAAAAAGAGAGAAGAAAAAAGAAAGTATTAGAAGACACAAAAAAGATCAAAAGATTAAGGCGCTGAAAGGCGAATTATAAAATTATATGATATCTATGTTGTTGGTATCTAATAATAAACTTAAACATAAACAACAATTGAAAAGAGGAAAAATATAATGGCTAAAAAGACATTAAATAAAAAAACAAAAGTATTAAATCTATTATCAAAAGGTGCTCCAGTATCATGGACTACTTTGAGAAATAAATTTGATTTAACATCGCCAAGAGCAATGGTAGATCAATTGAGAACTGAAGGACATATGGTTTATATTAATCAAACATCTAACGGTACTTCATACAGATTAGGTACACCTACTAAATCTATTTTAGCAGCAGGCGCTTCAAAAATCTTTAAAAAGAGCATGAGGGAAATCGTTGCCGCTGGTATCAAGAGTTTATACGGAACGCAAAAATACGCTTATTCTAACAGATAAGAGTATTTTTTCTGTATAAATAGTAATGTGAGGCTGATCGTAAGCCCTCACATTAAGAGGTAGAGTATCTTCCGCAAAGATACTTATTCGCAGAGGTTTGGCAGTTTAACTTCGTAGTAAATAAACTGCCTTTTTTTATGCTTGAAATAAAAAAAATAATACTTATATATAATAACGATACGCTCATAAGAGGTATCATAATTTAACTCGCTTTACAAAGGAGCAAATATGACTAATAGAGAACGAATGATCTGGAATGATCTACGACCCTTTTCAGTAGGGTTCGACAATATATTCGACCACTTTAATTTACACCTAGACAATACAAGGACAGTAAATTATCCCCCTTACAACATTAACAAGATAGATGATTTCAATTGGAACATTGAGATAGCACTTGCTGGTTTCGGTAAAAAAGATATTGATGTATCTACTGCCGAAAATCAATTGACAATTAAATCTGTTGAGAGTGATGATAAGGATGATAAAGATACAATTCATAGAGGTATATCTAAAAGACAATTCACTAGATCGTTTACACTAGCAGATGATGTTGTTGTAAATGGCGCTGAATTAAAAGACGGTATGCTTGTTATTGATCTTGAAAAGATTGTACCTGAGGAAAAGAAACCGAAGACAATTAAAATTAAATAATAATACTAGGGGCCTGCTTGACAGGCCCTTATTAAAATGATATACTACAATAAATTAATCAAGTGAAAGAAAAATATATAATGAAACTAAATCAAAACACAATCGAAACACTAAAAAACTTTGCAGGTATTAATACTAATATTCTGATCAAAGAAGGTGATGAGTTATCAACTATTTCAACTATGAGAAATATTTTTGCTAAGGCAAAGATTTCTGATCAGTTTACAAATGAGTTTGGTATCTATGACCTAAACGAATTTCTATCAGCAGTATCAGGTTTCTCTAAACCTGAATTGTCTTTGCAAGATAAGTATATGACAATATCTTCTGAAGGTAGTAAATCAAAAGTAAAATATTTCTATTCTGATCCTTCAGTAATAGTATCACCGACTAAAGCAGTTAATATGCCAGAGGCAGATGTAACTTTTAATCTATCATCAACAAACTATAAAGAATTGTTAAAGATGGCTGCGATTTTAAAATCACCAGACTTAGCATTGATCGGTACAAAAGGTGGCGATATTGTTCTTAAAGTATGTGATAAGAAGAATGATACATCAAACTCTTTTGATATTGTTGTTGGTCAAGGTGCAACGGCAGATTATACTTTCTATTTCAAAGTAGAAAATATGAAAATGCTAGACGGTGACTATGATGTTGCTGTATCTTCAAAATCAATCTCACACTTTAAACACACAAAACTACCTGTTGAATACTGGATCGCTTTAGAACCAGACAGTACTATAACGAAGTAGGTTCTGTATGAATACAGATTTTTTGTGGGTCGAGCAGTATCGACCAAAGACTATTGATGATTGTATATTACCTGATTCTTTAAAAAACCTATTCTCATCTTTCATCAAGAAAGGTGAACTATCTAATATGTTGTTCTCTGGTACTCCTGGTATCGGTAAGACAACTGTTGCAAAAGCATTATGTGAACAAATGAATTGCGACTGGATTATGATCAATGGTTCAGAAGAAGGTGGTATAGATGTATTAAGAAACAAGATTAAAAACTTTGCTTCAACTGTATCGCTATCAGGCGGTAAGAAAGTTGTAATACTTGATGAGGCAGATTATCTTAATCCACAATCAACACAACCTGCATTAAGAGGATTTGTAGAGGAGTTTCATAAGAATTGTAGATTTATTCTTACCTGTAATTTTAAGAATAGAATTATAGAACCTTTACATAGTAGATTTTCAAACATAGAGTTTAAAGTAAATCCTAAAGATAAACCTAAACTGGCAAGTAGATTGTTTGAGAGAGCAATTTATATTCTCAAAGAACAAAATGTATCCTATGAGGATAAGGTTCTTGTTGAACTAATCACAAAACACTTTCCAGATTTCAGAAAACTAATTAATGAACTACAAAGATATTCAGTAAGTGGTAGTATAGACGCTGGCATTTTAGTGAATGTATCAGATGAAAATCTAAAGACACTAGTAACTCATTTAAAGAATAAAGAGTTTAGTGACATGAGAAAATGGGTTGTCAATAACCTTGACAATGATCCTGTTAAGATTTTTAGAAAGATATATGATACATTATATACTAATTTAGAACCATCTACAATACCTCATGCTGTATTAATCATTGCCGATTATCAATACAAGTCTGCCTTTGTAGCAGATCAAGAAATTAATTTAGTTGCCTGTTTAACTGAACTAATGTCACAGGTAAAATTCAAATGATAAAGTCAGGAATATACGGATTTTTTCAATGGGATTATGATAGTGGTAAACTTATATTAAATGTTGGTAAATGTGAAAATAAAAAAGAAAGAACAAAAGATTATAGAGGCACAAATGCTAAAATTAATTTTCATTATTTTAAAGAAGTACATATAAATCAAATAAGTAAAGCAGAAGACATTATTAAAACTAAATTAAAAAACTTAGGATATAAACAATGGGGAAATAGTACAGAACAGTTTATAGTTGATGATGAATCAGTTACTAGACAATTTTTATCTGAGCATATGAGTTTATCTGTAATTAAAAATTACAAAAATATTGATTATGAATTTGCTACGTTAGATGAACATACAATTGGCGGACCTAAAGTGATAAAAGATATTAGAGATGATATATTAAATTGTGCTTTTATACCTAGATTATTGGCAATGTTGACAACAGCAGTAGGATTAGGTCAAAGTATAAGATATGTCAAAACTTGGTTTATTCCAAAAGGAAGCAAAATAATAAAAACACATAATATTACATCTGTGCCTATAAGTAAAGAAGGATGGGATGTTTGGCAATGTGGTTATAAGACTGCAATGGAAACAAAAAGAGTCAAAGGTTTCTTTTAATGTATGAACTTAAAGACTATCTTAACTCCATAAACTTTAATAAGAAAGACTTAATGAAGTCTGAGGATAAAGAGTGGATAAGAAAGTATCCTGCCTTTATAATCAATAAGATATTGTCTGGTTTTTCAGACACTATAATGCTTGTCAATGAGGTGAATCGTAATCACTTCTTAGATAAGGATATGCAATACTCGTTTCTACTAAATAGTATTAGGTCAAAGAAAAGGTTTAGTCCTTTTTTGAGAGCAAGTAAATTAAAAGATATTGATTTGGTAAAAGAGTATTATGGATATAGTAATGAGAAGGCAAAAACTGTACTTGATATACTCACTAAAGATCAACTGAAATTGATTAAAGAGAAATTATATAAAGGTGGGACAAAATGAATGAATTAGATAATCTTTGGCATCCAGAGAAGATGTTAGAAGTACAGTTAAAGGAACCTGATGACTTTCTTAAAGTTAGAGAAACCCTTACAAGAATAGGCGTGGCGTCAAGAAAAGATAAAAAGTTATTTCAATCTTGCCACATATTACACAAACAAGGAAGATATTTCATAGTGCATTTCAAAGAGTTATTTGCCTTAGATGGTAAGACGGCAAACTTTTCTGACAATGACGCTGAGAGAAGAAACACAATCGCCCAACTATTAAGTGATTGGGGATTAATCGCTATATTAAACAAAGAAATTGCCGAGAAGAAAGCACCTCTTTCACAGATCAAAGTATTAGCATTTAAAGAAAAAGGTGAATGGGATTTACAAGCAAAATATAATATAGGTAAAAAAATAGAAGATGAAGGCGCCCAAGTTTAAAGATTTTATAACAGAAAAAGTTGAGAGAAGCGATATACAAGTTGCTATCTTAACAAAGATAAATGCTGACAGTAAGTCTGTTGTTAGTAATATGATTGTTAAGGAATGTAAAAGAAGAAATATTCCTTGTCATATTATTAATACTTCTGAGGCATGGGTATCAAAAAATGATTTAGAGAAAG